ACCGAACTTGTGCGACGGTGCAACACCCAACGCTTTACGCGCATCGCGTTGCTTCTTCAAACCTTTCCTGCGTGACCGTCGCCCACGCGCAACAGCATCACCGCATCGTTTGATGCGTCGTTTGCCATCACGCGCAGGTTTTCCAAGCGTGCCGAAAAGCGGGCAACCATCTACCTTGCAGTTTTCTTGCCTGCCTTCACATTCACCTTTTCGTTCGTCGTTTGACATTCTGCACCACCTTGATTGCATCGGCAAGGGGAACACCCCTATCCATTTCGTATCTCACCAAGCGTCGCTGTTTCGGTGTCGTTCCACCGAACACGCCCCACTTATCATCCACATCATCCAATCCGATTACCAACCGTAAGCATTGGTCGGTGACAGGACACAACGCACACACTTTCAATGCGGCATCAAACCTGTTTTCCTTCAATGCTTCGGGGAAAAAGATTTCGGATGGCATTCCAACACATCGCGCTTCATCGCGCCATGCCTGTATCGCCATCAGAAAGGTTCTTCGTCTGCTGGTGCGACAGGTCGCGGTGATGCTTGTTCATTGTTCATCAATGCGCTGATGACAGATGATGCTTCCTTGCTGGTAAGTTCGCTCAACTTGCCGTTCACATCACGCCCAATCAAAGGTGCGATGAATGCGAGAAGGTCGCTGTTGTTCATGTTGCGTTCGCGTGTCAGTTTGCCAAGCAAACCGATTTGCTTCTGCGTAATGTAACCAGCGCGATTGTTGCCACCTGTGGAAACTTCTTGCTTCGCTTTCGGGAATGCTTTGATGACGGTTGCAATCTGCTGGTCATCGTGCTGACGATTACGCACTTCATCCGCCGAAGCAATCTTCCCTGTGGTATCGCAGGCAAGTGCCGCCATGATTGCGCGACCCCACGCAGAAGTTTCTGCGTTCATAACCATACTGTCGCGGGTGAAATTTGATTTCGGCACGCATGGTTCAATCGCCACCGCTACGGCAGGCATCGGGTCATTCGGTGTTTTGTAGCACGCCGCCACATACACGATGAATTCTTTGCCACCGATTTCTTTGATGGTGAATGGTTCTGCTGGATTGAATGGGCGCAGTACCGCTTCGGGATACTTCGCTTTCAACTGTGCTATCCGTTCTGCAACGGTTAGATACCCGTCAAGTTCAAATGTCATTTCTTCTTTCCCTTCGTTGTGCGGAACACCCTGAATGGTGAACCATCTTTTTCATATTGTGCAACCAAGTCAGGATGACTTGCCCGCATTCGTGCAACATCTACTGTTGCGCGACCCTTCTGCTGTTTCCAAGTCACAGCAACTTCGCCATTGATTGTGCCAACTTCGGCATCCAATAACATTCGCGCAAGATGGTCTTTGGCATCCTTTTCAAGTGCTTCTGCATCAGCACCCATCTTGCGTGCGTCATTCAACGCTTCAATCCACATCAAAGCATCGCCACCCAATTCAACGGTTCGTGGCTGAACCTTGAAAAGCGTTGCAATCTGTTCGGCGGAAAAATTATCAATATCTTCTGGCATCGGTTCGCCACGCAAAACCCATTCACCGAATACTTCCGCTTCCAAACGCAACGCGCCGAACGCATCAATGTTGGTCGGACATTCAATCAGCGACAGTTTCAAATCGCGGTCTAACACCGACAGAAACACGGGGCAACCTAACACCATTTGTTGCGCCCACATCTGCCACAGATACATCGGTGGCACATCGTCAATATCGCGGATGGCATAACGCGAAGTTGTTTTGCATTCAACGCAAGCCGCAGGTGCAGTTTCATTATCCACACCATCTGCGGTGATGAGCCATTGCCCATCACGATACAAGGTCTGTGGTGTGATGAACTGCGTTGCAAGCCTATCCGATGCATATTGAAGCAACATTGGTTCTGCATAGTTGCCCGTAGTCATCGCGCTGGTTGCTGGTTGCTCATTGACCTGCATCGTTGCTTTCTCAACGAACAAATCGCCGCGTGTGCGGAACTGTGATGCGCCCATCAATATCGGTGCATCGCTTCCGCCGAATGACACCAATCCTTCGGGTGTTCGTTTGCGTTGTGCCAACCATTCGGTTCGGTCAGTCGGTTTGGTAATCAGTTCCATCAGTATCTTCCTTTGATTGCGATGCCGCCGAAAAAGATTGCGAGCGCGAGCGCATCGGCTCGCTTGTATCGCTTTGCGCTGGTGTAGTCGCCCCATACCGCGATGCCGTTCATCGTGTCTGGATGCAACCATTTTTCTTCGGTGGCGTGTTTGATGCGCCAAGTGATGTATGTCTTTTTCATTGCTTGTTCCCTTCTGTGTTGTTGTTGATTACATCTTGGGTCGGGGGTGTCACAGGGTTTGGAAGCGTGAAGGTGATGTGCTTGCTGGCTTGTCCTTGAATGATGTAGTCCACGCTGTATCCCCAATGCGTTACCGCACCGAAACTGATTTCGCATTTCCATCGCTTCTGCCATGCGTGCCGCAGGCAGTAGTAGAAGATGCGGTGATGTGTGTCGCGGTTCTTTCCACCTGTGTTTATCGGCGGGCAGGCGATGTGCGCCAATTCGTGTGCAAGCACCTGCCAAACCCGTTTGCTTCGCAGTCCATCTTGGCACGCATCCACATTCACCTGTATCTGCCCCCATGATGGTCGCGCATAACCGTATTGACTTCCCCAATTACGCCCGCGCACGATGTTGATACGCGGCAACGGTTTGCCCTTGTGCCATTCAGCCATCAGTTTCCAGATGCGTTCCGCTTCCTTGCGGATGATGCGTTCGCGGATTGCGTCGCACCGTTCCTGCAACTTCGCTGGTTCGCCGCGTCTGCGTGCAACCTGACGCTTCTGGCGTACCTTCTCGCGGGTACTTGCCACACGCCGTTCACGCTTCGCTTCCAACGCAGGTGCGATGCGTTCCACCAACCGACCTTTCGCGGATGAGCATGGCAGACAGTATCGGCGCACATCATCCTTTCGGGGTCGGGTTGGTGCAAGCAACCCATCTTCACATTGCGGGCATTTCCATCTTGCTTGTTTCGTGGTCATCGTCGTTCCTTTCCGATGATGTGGTTGATTACTTTTTGTTCTGCCTGTCTGCGTGCGCATCGCGGATTTCGTATTTGCGACCTTCTGCCTTGCGGAAGATATCGCGCCTGTCATTGATGAGCGTGCGCACCGTCGCTTCTGAACATTCACCGATTGCGGCAAGTTCCTTCACGGTGACTTCCGCGAAGATGTTGTTGCCGCACCATGCGATGATGCGGTTGCGCCCATCTTGTTTTGTTTCCCAACCTGCGCTGACTTTCGCTGTTGCAATCATCGCGGTTTTGATTTCTGCTGGCACAAGTCTGCGAACGCGCATCGGCACGAATGCGACCCACGCGGGCGCACCGTACTTTTCAATCGCTTCCGCAACCTGTCTGGTTGCTTCTTGGATGGTGGTCATTGTTGTTGTTCCTTTATCGGGTGTTCCTTTATCCCGATGCTTCAAGTATATCGGATGCCACCAAACACGCAAATCCAAAACGCCCCCAAAACAGCCCGAAAACAACGATGTTCAAAAAATCTTTACACCGACCCCAACAACCATGCCATCAAAAAATTTACAAAAAACTAAAAACAGAAATCTGCGAAATGCAGGTGCGCACGCAAAATTCCGCGTGCGACACCCGCACCCGCAACGATGCCGAAGGGGGGAACATCGTGCGTCAAAAACCTAACACAATAATTTTCTGAACCATGCCAACAGGAATTGCAAGCACACTATCCAAACCCCCATCATCAGTAATGGATTGAGCAATAACAACATGACCATCTTTCGCATCAGCCAACAACCAACCAACGGTTTGCACAATGCACGGTTCATCATCAATATCTTTCACATCGCACCAACCACCTTCGCTGATTGCGTGCGCATCATGCCAAACAACAAACACCCGTGAATGTTCATTCGTCATCATCTTCCCCGCTTTCGCAGGTTGTAATCCAACGACGAAGGATGCATTGACACAACATCACCAACCTTCGCGCTTTCTGTCCTGACAAAAAATCGGTGCTTGCACCGTGATATTTCGTTCGGGGGTGACGATAACCAACGCTTGTTGTGGTGGTTCAAAACCGAACCCCATGATTGCGGCAAATTCATCCCAACCTTTGAGCGAACCATTGATGATTAGATGCGGCGTACTTAGATACGAATGCCAATGTCCTAGCCAAAGCGTGCGAAAATTCTGACCCGTCTGCAAATACTTGTGTTCTTTCTTGGCACGCATCCGCATAATCGGCGGATAGATACCGCCGATACCGCCGCCACCGTGAACTTGGTCGCCATGCGTTATCAAATGCCCATGTTCATAAATCTTCAAGAACGCATCCGCCGAAGTCGGGATGAGAAACGACACGCGATTATCCGAAGCGAAGTATCGTTCCACCATCTTCGCCAACAACCAATCAAAGTTGGTCACCACCCTTTGCTTCATTCGCGGCTTGCGTGTAGTACGCCCATGATTGCCAACAACGCTGACCACTTGCACCTTCCTGAATTCGTCAGCCAACAAACCAATCGCACCAGCAATCTGTTCCGACCAATACAAACAACTTTCCAACATCGTTGCTTCGTTCGTATCTTTCAATTCTTCGTGAATATCACCAGAAAAAATATCGCCACCCAACACCAAAACAATCCCGTCATACTTCACACCCGCCAAATAATGACGCGCCATCTTCACCACATTCTTCCCCCACCGTTCCAACCGCATCCTTGCAATCGTGCGGTCATACGCATTCAAGCCTTCCATCTCATCAGGATTTACCACTTCGTCAAAATGCGTATCCGAAAGCATCGCCACCAGCATCGCCGCAGATGCACGCGGCTTGACGGGTGACAACCAATGTGGCGGTTCAATCTCAGCGTTGTTCGCTATCTCAATGATGCTGATGATTTTGTTGGCTTCATCAATCGCCTTCGTCAATCGCTCATTTTCGCGCCGCACCAAATCCCGTTCACGCCGCAACTTGACAATAGAAATTTCTTCCTGCGTTTCAGCCTGAACTTCGTCACCCAACTTCATAAGCCAACCCCCCACGCCGATACAGCAAAATCAACGAATTGGAAACAATGAAACCGCGACGCTTCAAAACCACAGCCAATGCTTGTGACGAAATCGTTTTATCGTGCAACGCTTCTATGAAATCTTTGCGGTCATCACCAGAAAGCGCATCGGCTATTTCCTGCAAGATGCCCTTCTTCTTTATCGTTCGCAATATCTCATTCTGAACTTCGTCGTTGAGCGACCCCACCAAATGCCCCTTCGCTGTGTTCTTCAATGTGCTTATCTAATCTATCCGTAACACCATCCACTTTTGTATCCACACGAAACACCGAATTCAAAATGTTCGCCAACTGCGATTGAACAATGGCGTGGTCAGTCTTGTTTTCTGAACGCAAACCAATCACCTGAATAACGGCAACGACAATGCCACCGATGGCTGTGATAACACCAACAAGAATTGCCGCCACACTTGCATCCATCATTCACCGTCATTTTCACCCATGAACACTTTACGGAATTTGCGCATCACTTTTTGAGCATCATCCGCCACACGCGGCGAAATCTCAATATGCAACCAATCACTTGACGGATTGCCGCCACCCGTCACCGTTGGCTTATCATAAGTTTGCCAAGCGTTTCTGTCGCAACGCCACGCCCTACCGAATTTGCCAAATGCGTAATCAATAATCATTTCCACCTGCAACACATCAGCATTCTTGCTGAGAATGTCGCACCAATCAGAAGCAATCTTTCGCCCGTTCGGTTTGCCGCGCCTACCGTCACGCATATTGCGGTAAGAAACATCCATTGCGCGACCCGTCGCATGAACCGAAAGGCTTTCTTTCCCCTTCATTTTCCTGACGATAAAAGTACCGTTGTGCCAAAAACCACCATCAGACAAGAACACCATTTGCCGCACGAATTCTTCCGTGCCTTCACGCTTGCCCTTACTTATACCGTCATTCGTACCCGTGTACGGGCGCGAACCATTCACGCTTTATCAGCACCGCGACCAAACGCGGCATCCTTCGGATTGAGCCACCGCAACACGGGTGGCAACAACGCCGCAACAGCCGCCTTCAATAAATCTTCTGGTGTGTAATTACCTGTGGCAAGTACCGCCGCCAAAGCACCAATCACGGAACGCATATATGAAGCGACTGCCGCTTTTTGGGCTGGGGTCAAAGTGATAATCATTGTGTCTCGCTTTCGTCTTGCGTCACGATTTCCGTGATTTCGGGTGCTATGAATACATCGTTCACCGCATCACCCACCAAGTAGTGCGTTGATTTCGTCGTCGGTTAGACCTAACGCCGCAAGTTTCGCCCGACCTGATGCGGCGGCGGCGGCGGCATCTGCGGCGGCTTGTGCGGCGGTTTGCGTTTGCGCCTCTACGTCGTCGCACAATGCTTGCCATTCGGCGTATTCGTCAACGGTCATCTCGCGTTGCGTTTCGCCGTCATGAATTATCGGTCTAGGCATAATCAGTCCTAACTGTCTGCGTATCCGTATACGCGCACGTTGCCAGTCATGCTTGACGCGGCACTACTAATAAACGAAAAACTGTCAATTTGGAACGCAACACCGTTGTTATCAAAAATAAGATTTGTTGAACGCCCAATATAGTTACCGCCAGACAAAAACAATTGTGAACCCACCGCCGTCTTCTGAAAATCGTTGACGTTCGGTCGCAAAAAATCTAAAACGAAGTTTGCACACGGTGTCGTGCTAGAACCTTGAGTGCCTAACGTAAAACTTGATGTTCCGTCATTGGTTTGATTGCTTGCACTACCGCCAGCGGCAATGGTCATCCCTGGCGACACTTGGAAATAGCGTGATGACGTGTTGTCCGTGCCTGACGTACGCACCCGACCCGTGATGTTGCCCGTTGTCGTGCTTGCGGTCACCGTAAAAATCACGCGGTAGTTCGTGTACGTCGACGTGAACGTGTTCGCGGGCAACGAAACGCTGGTTGCGGTAGTAAATGCCGTGTTGCTGATAAACACCAGCCCGCCCGCGCTCACCGTCTTAGCGGTTGGGAAGAAGATAGCCGACGACGCCGAAGTGAAAAAGAGCGTTCCACCTTGATACTGTGCGACGGTAAGCACATCAGCCCCGTTGATAGTGACACCAGCACCAGCCGTAAGCGTGAGCAGACCTGTGTTGATGTTGTGAACGGCGAGCGTGTCACCAGCCGAAAAGATGCTGTTATTTACGGTGAACGCAATCGCTGATGCTTTGTTGGCGACTACTCTTTTATCCACATCACCAGCGACGAATGTGTAATCATTGGTCTTGGTATCAACCGTAAGATTGATTACATACTTTGACCAAGCCGAACCCGAATAGTAATAGAGAGAGTTATCTGCATCAATATACGCGAACATTCCTTCCGCAAGGGTTGGTTCACCCGCGCCACCAAAAGCGTTATCCCTTGCCGTTGTGGTGGCGAACCGCATTATCACTTGGTCTTGCAGAAAAGTATTGACTTCCGATGCCAGCAACACATCGCCGCTTGCAAACAGTTTTACGCCCGCACCAGCCACTTGTTACACCTGCCTTTGTGTTATCGGGTTGCAATCATAGCAATTAGGAAAGCGCATTATCCGCATCCAGAATGCCGCGCAGGGCATCCGATAAAACGAACGGGAAAATCAGGAACGCATCCGACATGGCGATTTCCAGCCTGTGAACATTGGGTGTGATGACCCTGTTCAATCGCTCAACCGTCTGATGCTTCACCACCTGCGCGGGCGAACCCGTTTGATAGTTGCGTTCCACCGTGACCGTATCCCCAAGTTCCAACTGATTACAGGTGGTGCGCGTACCTGACGCGAACGAAGAAACCAGAAGCGACATACCTTCAAACCTGAATGCTGGTTCGGAATACAAGTCCAGCAATTCATCCGCCAAATCCTGTGCGGCAGTATCATCCGACAACAACAACCCCGACAAATTCAAGGTGCTAATACCGTATTCGGTCTGACTACCTGCATCATTCGCCACCTGTGGCGTGCCACCTTCGCGGGTCGCAAGAACTTTGTTATACAAAAATTCTTGACCATACATAACGGAAAGGGTCTGATACTTGATATCGCTTCCACCGCTATCCGAAAACGCCGCAACCACAGAAGCAAACGCCTTCGCAACCCTGTCCGTAAATGTAAGTTTCCCATCGCGGGCGACAAAGAAATAACCCTGTTCGCTTTCGGCAATCGCCTGCGCATATTGCAAAGCGTTCGTATTGGCATCAATCTGATACGCGCCCAAAGTCGCAGTACCCGTATCAATATCGGTAGTACCCGCATAATCAATTTCGGGCAACTGCAACAAGTAATTCAGTCGCGCACCCGAAAGTTCCTCAGTCGGTGTCCTATCTTCTGTCGTTGCGGTATTGGCAAGCAACACGAAATCATCCGCCGCGTTGATTGTCACCGTTGAAAGGTCGGTGCTTTTCCCTGTCGCATAAGACAAATCAATATCGGTGATGCGCCCAACGAACAGGGTTTCATTTCCTAGTTTCACAGTCACCTTCCGTCGCGGTGTCACACCAGATTGACCTAGCGTGGCATCCCAATACGGTGAACTTTCGTTGGTTGGGTCAAACCTTCTATCATTGTTCACCATCGTTATTGAACAACTGCCCGCAGAAAAGTTCGCTAGTTGGTCTTGCCTTCCGCGTGTTATCCGAATGTCCTGTACGAACGATGCAACATCATCACCCAACAAAGTTCCATCCAAGAAATCTTCATCCAGCACACCATCGGTTGCACTATTCAAGGTGAAGATATCAACAGGGAAACCAAGTTCCATCAGAACGGTGAGCGTTTCACCCCAAGCCGTTACTGTTGCCATGTGTTACAACGCCACAACATTCTGAACTGTTAGCGGCAGGAAACCATTGGCGCGTTCATAGCCTTTCATTACATCCATGAAATAGCGTGCAACTTCGTCTTTGTCAGTACCCACACCAGCATTCACCGTGAAATTCATATTCGTAACATTGTTTGCGCTAGCACCAGAATTATTCAACAATCCCAACGCAGGATTATCCGTTGCAATACCTGCCAACTGTGCCTTACCTTTCGTAACAATTCTCGCAGGGGTCTGACCCTTCACCTTATTCAATTCCGCAATCGCCGCCGCCAACGAAAGCGTCGCGTTTGCTTCCGCCAAAATCGCATCAGCCACACGCCGCCGCGCTTCTTCTTCATCATCTTTGGCATCCGTCAATTCCTTCAACGCATCCTTATAAGCATCCGTTTCTTCCGTCGCACCATTCAACACTTGGTTCAGGATTGCTTGCGCAAACAACTGTTCCTTCGTCGCATCTTCCACCGCTTCTGTTGCATCCACCACACCAATTTTCGCCCGTTCCAAATCGCGTTCAGCCGCCGCGATTTCTTCCGCAGAAGCCTTCCTATTCACTTCCCGCGCAAGCGTCGCTTCCGCTTCTTGCACCTGTCGCACGCTGTCCTTGACAGCCAACTTTGCTTGCGCCAAATCTATTTCGGCACGCCTAATTTCCATTGCTGATGCTTCGGGATTGGCACGCAATTCCGCAAGTTTCTGTTCCGCTTCCGTGACCGCGAAGTTGGCTTCTTCCACACCATATTTTGAGCGTTCCAAACTGCGTTCCGCATCAGCCACGCTTTCGGGGTCAGCCGTGATTGCACGCAAACGGATAAGTTCTTTTTCCGCTTTCTGTTGGCTAAGCGTCGCATCCTGCAATCGGATGTTCGCATCACGCAAACGCTTCTGAGCATCGCTATATCGTTCGGTTGCCGCAATCGCTTCCTTGCTGTCCTTCGGGAAACCGCGAACAACCTTGTTGAAATAATCCTGTGCTTTTGCGGTGTTGGCAACAGCCGTATCCAAAGCCTTGTTCGCCGCAAGGCGGTTGCGTTGCGCATCGGTCAATGAGCGTTGCGCATCGTAATTGGTGCGCAAAGCCGAAGTAAAAGTTTCCAACTTTTCTTTCGCGGTCTGAACCGCCGAAGCACCTGAACGGGTTGATTGGAATGCGGCATTTGCCTTTGTGTTCCATTCTTCCAATGCGCCTGCCGAAGCCTGACGCGCAATGAATTCGCGTTGCGTCTGACTTTCCAAACGCGCCAACGCACCCGTCAAAGGAATAACGCGGGGCGTGTTTGCGATAGCCCCATTCAGCGCATCCTGCGCACCCTTAGCCGTGCGCAACTGCGCTTCATATCGCGCAATCGCATCCTTCAAATCCTGATATGAACGGCTTGTTGGGTCGGTAATCAATAACTGTGCCTTCATCGCATTTACGATTGACTGCGCGAAGGCGGGCGAAGTATCAGCAAAACCTTTGAAGGTTTTATCCATCACTTCAATATCAAGAACAATATCGTTGGCAATAAGTTGAAAATCTTTTCCGAATGTCGCAAAGGTAACAACATCTTTGAATGCACCTAGCGGGTCAAACTTCTGCAATTCGGCTTGCGCAGTATTGATAAATTGTTTCAATACTTCTTCGGAAGTTCCCGTGCCTTTATTGAATTCATTTAGCGCGTTACCTGTTTTCTTGAATGCGGTTTCGGCGCGACCCGTCGCACCTGTCAAATTGTTGATTAGCGGCGCAACCGTTTGCGCAATCATCAAGCCGCCAAGCGCAGTACCGAAACCAATAGCCGCAGTACCAGCCGCTTTGAATGCAACGCTATTCGCAAGCGTTTCAATCTTCATTAGTTTTTGAAAGGTGGTGTGAACCTTTATGACCGCAGAAGCCGCCACGATTGCCGCAGAAAACGCCGCGATTGCACCAACGATGACAACGAAAGCAACACGATTTTCATTGGCGAACGAAGCCATTTGTTGAAACGCTGGGATGATTGCTTGCACAATCGGCAACAACATCATTCCGATATTGTCTGCAAGGTCTTCCAATTGATTTCGCAGAATAGCGAATTGACCAGCCGCAGTTTGACTAGCCGCCGCAGTCGCGCCACCAAAAGTTGCATTCAATTCAGTAAAGATTTGGTCTAACGATTGACCTTCGTTGATGTTGTCATTCAACGCAGGGCTAAGTGCTTTCAAAGATTTGAAGTTTCCGTTGTATGCTTTGCCCAACGCATCCGTTACTTGCACAAGTGGGATACCTGTCGCAACGGAAATATCCATTGCAAGTTTCAAATCCTGTTGTGACCTAGCCAAATCACCATTTGCTTGCACCAGCGAAGCCAGCGCGGGTCGCATATCATTGTTGTTGAATAGCGTGGTCATTTCCAAACTGCGCAAATAATCTTCATTCGCCGCAATCTGCGCCTGTGTCGCACCTGTCGTAGTTTGCAAAGTTTGTGCCAACTTTGCTTGTTCTTGTTGGTCTGCAATCGCACCCTTTACCGCAAGACCAGCCGCCGCCGCCAAACCAACCAACGCCGCCGCCGCAGGTAACGCCGCCTTCTGAATGGCGAACTGTGCGCGTTCACCTGTCGTTTGTAGTTTGTTGAATTCTTTTAGTGCCTTCTCAATACCGCGACCATCAAAGCCAGAAACAATGTTGATACCTAACGCCATATCAGTAC